GCAATCCTAAACAATCAAATTGACAAGATAAACAGTAGGTGAAATTTGCCTATTTACAGCTATGCTGATATTTGACCAAGAACCAAGCGAATACACGCCTGCCTACAATCAAAGCCCGTGGGTAGTTAGGGAGAGCGATACAAGTGGAACGCTAAACGACTGGCGTATGCAGGTTGAAGTGTTTAACGGCAACACGCCCGTATCTACTTTAGCAGCCACATTCATACTGCGATTTAGAGCGAACTCCAATAGGCGAATCGTATTCGACCCATCTAGAGTTATGCAGGGCTTTATGAGTTATGACCACACCAAACAAACGCCTACCTATGCACCGTGGGGGTTTTGTGAAAATAGCATTCAATGGTATTCCATCACGTGGAAATCACAAAAGTATGAAGCTGGTAAATGGGTAACAAAAAGCCAATTCACTAAGCCGCGTAAATGCTTATTTAATGGCGTTGCACCTACCATTGCATTCATTAGCTACAATCAAAACGACTACCTATCTGTTCAAGGCGCAGCACCTAAAGCGTTAACAAGTTACAACCCTACTATTAGGGACATTGGTAGTGCAGAAAGTCAATGGGTTCACTTTCTTTCAAAGGACGAGCAAGCACCGATAAGCCTGCAGCTTACAAAATACCCATTGCCTAATTTGCAAGGCACACCGCTAACCTTAGACCCGTTGCAAGTAAACCCGTTTGGGCTATCATTTACAGCCTTTCCTGCTGTAGCTGGTAACGAGTTCACACGCCATCGCGTACGTGCTGGCATTGGTACACGTGATTTTAGCTTAATGGCAAGCCCTCCGTCTTTTGTAGGGGTGCAATCATACAAAGTAGACTTCTTATCTACAGGATCCGCCACTCCGCTAACATTTGCCTTCAATATAACCAACTGTTCAAAGTATGAGCCTATTCGCTTGCATTGGCTTAATCCCTACGGTGGGTTTGATGCGTACACGTTCAAACTAAAGAGCCAACTCGAAGAAAGTATTAAGCGCGAAACATTTGTTCAGCAGCATAATAAACTAAGTACAGCAGGCGCATACGGTTACACATACGATTCAAGAGGTCGCACAGAATACTACACGCGACTAGATACATCAATAAGCGTTAGCAGCGACAATCTTACAGATGCCGAATGGAATTGGCTACATGGTTTGGTTACTTCGCCCGTTGCATTTATGGAGCAAGGATCGGAGTTTGTAGCTATAACTATTGATGACAAAAAATGGCAGTTGAAACGCGGTGTGCAGGATGGCGTTTTCCAATTGGAGTTGGAGTTCAAAACAGCATTGGCTGATTACACGCAAGCGCAATGATAGGTACAGAGGTATTAGTAGAAGGGTACTTGCTAGACGTAGTATCGGGTGCAGACTTTTCGTTCAACTATGCGGTTAGTGATGTACGCGAACCCGACAAAAGACAAACGGAGTTCACCAAAACAATACGGTGTGCAGGAACGGCAAACAATAACACGCTATTTGGTAACCTATTCGAGGCCGATATAGCTAATCTATACGATGCAAGCCTTCCAAACATAGGGGCGAATTTTAACCCTAACAAAAAGGCAAGCGTACAAGTCTTGCACAACAGTTTGCCGCAGCTAGACGGGTCGATGCAACTGCGAAAGATTAGCATAACTGAAGGGCTAATTGAATACGAGGTTGTTTTTATAGGCAAGCTAATTGATATTTTTGGAGTATGGGGTGACCAACAATTAAACGGGCGAGATGATGCAGGCAATCGCATTATTGACATTAGCGACTTAAACCACACGCTAACGGAAAGCAACCAATCGGCTACATGGTTTGCACCAGTTGGAGTTGGTTATGTATATCCGTTAATTGACTACGGAAGGAATAGTTTATTGGTTACTTCGCAAGGGGTGCGTACTTATCCAGTTATTGACCTACGGCCTGCGCTATATGTGCAAGAATTATGGAATAGAATCTTTGCCTATGCAGACGCTACCTATGAAGGCGCATTCTTTACTGATGGCACGTTTGAGCGTTTGTGTTTGCCGTGGGTAAAGAGCTTTGAATTAAGCGAAGATGAGATTGCCGACCGTACTATTTACACGGAACGCACAACGGATATAACGCTATTTAGTGCAGCTCTTATGCCGTTTAATACAAACAGCGCACCTCTTAATCCATTAGGACAATACGACACTACTACTGACCAGTTTACAATGGCGTTTGGTGCAACGTATGTTTTTGAAGGGCAAATAGTGGCAACGGTAACGCGAACGGTTGCAGACAGTCAAACGGGGTACTATCCATTTGGAGTAGCAATATCTTTAAACGGCACACAGATTTACGGGCAAGCGTTGCAACTAGATATACCTTCCTCATTTTTACCTGTTGGAACTTCAGTTACTAGCATATTACCTTTTACAAGTCCAGAATTTCAAGTGAATGCAGGCGATGTTGTAACTGTACAATATGTAATAGATGCGTTCTACTTGCCTTTTTTGAACGGGTCGTTTACTTCTACATTTGACACTAATTCAGCGGTGCAATGTAGACCCGTAAATGTCGAGCCTAATTACGGTGATGACATTAGCATGAATTTCGGGATGCCCGAAACGACCATCAAAGATTTCTTTTTGAGCATTCTAAAAATGTTTAATCTGTACATGACACCGAGTAAAACAGTTGATAGGCATTACATATTCCAAACGCGAAACGCCTACTATGCAAGCGGTGTGCTACGTGATTGGACGTATAAGCTGGCACGCGATAAGCAGCTAAGCGTTACACCTATGGGATTGCTATCGGGTCGTGAGTACGTCTATACCTATTCAGAGGATGAAGACTATTATAACGAGCGTTTCCAAAGCAACTATGGCAAGGCATACGGGCATAGGACACTAAACATTGATAACGACTTTGTTCCCGAAAAGAAGGAAACAAGCGTAGTGTTTAGCGGAACTCCGTTGGTAAATGATGGCATTAGTAGCCGTATCATTCCAAAGATATACGATGCAGACATAAGCGAAGGGGCAAAACAAACAGATGCAAACATTCGCATTCTGTATTATGGAGGTATGCTAGATAGTAGCCCTAGTTGGAATCATCAAATTACAACAGGCACAGTAATCACATACGACCAATATCCGTACGCTGGGCATTGGGACAATCCAATAACCCCAACGCTAGACATAAATTTCGGTATGTCTAAAGAGTATTACTATCAGGGAAACGGGGCTACTGGAACGGTTCAATATACCAACAACAACCTATTTAAGAAATACCATGAAGCGCAGTTTTTAGAATTAGCAAGCAAGGATAGCAAGCTAATCACAGCGATGTTCTACTTGACTGAATTGGACATTCAGCAGCTAGATTTCCGCGACACCATACTAATTGACCAAACCTACTACAGATTAAACAAGGTAATTGATTACAACCCGTTCAAAACAGGGCTTACCAAAGTAGAACTATTCAAAGCTGGCGACATTGTAATAGATGAAAAGAAAAGCGCGGCAATGGGTAGTGGTAAGTCGTTAGGTAGTGGTAGGCTACTAGAACTTGCGCCACTTAACCCATCAAAAAGGCTACTTAACGGCAACCAATTTGAGCCGTTTCAAGGTAAGGTAGTCGGTCGCGAAAACGTGGTAAGTCCAAACGCGGTCGGGTTCTTTGTGCAAGGTGATAATAACAGGGTAGGTGCAAGTAAGAACGTCACGCTAATCGGATCTAATAACGTGGTAGCAGATGGCGTGGAGAACGTTACTGCTATCGGAGTGAGCAACCTTAACATTACCCAAAGCAATACTACTATTAACGGAGATGGTGGGGTGCAAGTGGCAACGCTCGAATTGACAAGCGCACAAATACTAGCACTAAATACAACGCCTGTTTCCTTTGGAATAACAGTTCCATCGGGATACTATGCTTGTCCTCTTTTCTGTCAATTTAGCGGTGATTTTAACACAGTATCATACGCAACTGCTACCACAATCACAGTATACACTCAAGGTTCAGCAAGCCTTTTGTTTAGCGGTAATTTATTAGCCTTTGGAGTAGATACGTTTGTTGACATACCTAAAGTTTTTGCATCCGTTAACAACGCTCAATTCTTAAACGGAAACATATTGGTGTCTGTTTCGGGGGCATCAAACCCAACAGCAGGCAACAGCACCGTTAAATTATACCTTACATACATACTCGTTCAAATCTAAGCTATGGCCGAAACTAAAAAAGTAATTGTTGACATAATTGTCAATACATCGGATGCTACTCAAGGGTTTGATACAGTACAGAAAGAACTTGATGACACGACAAAGCGCGTTAAGACCTTAAAAACCGAAACCGATAAGACTAGCAAGTCTATGAGCCAAGGCTTTACAGCAGGCGCAGACGCAGCGGCTTTAATACCAGGACCGATTGGACAAGCCGCAACGGCAGTAGGTGGGTTAAAAACTGCTTTTGATGCAGTAAAGGCTTCACTTGTTGGCGTTCGCATTGCATTGGTTGCAACGGGAATAGGTGCGTTTGTGGTTTTAGTCGGCACATTGGTAGCTTATTTTGCCAACACCGAAAAGGGAGCGCAGTCTTTACGTGTGGCAATGGCTGGGCTTGGTTCTGTTGTAAGCAATTTAGTAGATGGATGGCTTGGGTTTGTTAAGGCGGTAGGTTCTTTTTTAACGCTAGACTTTAAAGGTGGAATTGATAACATCAAGCAATCCTTTAATTCATTTACAGTTGGATTGGTCAACAATACAGCGGCAGCCGTAAATAATGCAAAGGCATTAAATGCCGTAGAAGTAGCCGAAGGTGATTTGGTTGTTGCTCGTGCAAAGGCGAACATGGAAATCACAAAGGCGCGACTAATTGCTGACGATTTAACCAAATCTACAGAAGAACGAATTGAAGCCGTAAAACGGGCGGCTCAAATTGAACGCGAAGTTGCAGCGGAAGAATTAAGGATAGCGCAAATAAAAGCCAAAGCATTACAGGAAGGAGTAGATAATAAGGTAGATGCTGATGAAGAAGAAAGGGACATTGCAGACCAAGCAGCTGCACGTGTTTTTGAATTGCAAAATGAAACGCTTAGAAGGGAAAAGCGGTTAGGGTCTGAAATTCAAAGCCTAAAAAATGAGCAAGCCACAAAAGATAAAGAAGCAGATGCTGCAAGGTTAGCTGAAATTAAAGCAAAGAACGATGCGGAGGTAGCACTAGCCAAAAAACTAAAAGAAGAAAAAGAAGCAATAGCAGAAGCTGAAAAAAAAGCAGCTGAAAAGAGAATAGAAAACCAAGATAAAATTGATGAATATATTTCTGAACGTAAGGCGGTTACAGCTGAAGAAGAACTACAATTAGATATTGAACAAGCTCAAAAGGCCGAGCGGTTAAAATACGAAGCGGTTGTAGCGGCTATTACTGAAAACCAAGCCAATGAACAACTTCGCGCAGAAGAATTAGCTGAAGCGGAGGATTTGTACCTACGTGAGCGAATGCTTGTAAAGGGCGAAATCGAAACCGAGTATTATGCAAAAAAGCTAGCTGAAGCAACTAAAAGTGCGGAGGATATAGCAAACGCTGAAAAGACAGCCGCTGAAAAGGAAATAGAAGCGGCTAAAAAGATTAAAGACGCTAAAATAAATGCTGGAAGAGAAACCGCAAAAGCATTAGGGCAAATTAGCGTACTAATGCAACAGCAAGGATTAGAAAACACGGTATTTGCTAAAACATTAGCGGTTGCCGAAATTGCTATTAATACAGCGATTGGTATATCTAATGCGGTTGCAGCGGTTAAAAATTCAACTAATCCTTACGAATTGATTGCTGGTATTGCAATGGGTATTACAGCGGTTGTAGCTGGTATAACTTCTGCAACCTCCGCGCTAGATAGTGCAAACATACCAGGGCCAAGTGCTAGCGGAATTGCAGCAGAAGCTGGTGCAGGTGCAACATCAGCACCATCATTTTCTCCAGTTACAACCAACACGACGCAACTAGGCAACACGCAGCAAGCTGAACTAGCACCCGTTCAAGCCTATGTAGTTGAAACGCAAATAACAGGATCACAAGCAAACATTAACCAAATAGAATCACAGTCCACTTTTGGAGGTGGGTAAAAACTAAGGCAATGGAAAACAAAATAATCGAAATGACTATTGACGAGTTGGACGATGAAACAAGGGTTGAAAAAATATCCTTTGTGGACGATCCTGCAATCAAACGCGAATGGTTAGCCTTTCAAAAACACGGGCAAGCGTTCAAAATCCAAAGCGAAGAAAAGCGCATAGTATCGGGCGCGCTAATGGTTGCCGACCTGCCAATCTTTAGACGGTCAAAAACAGGCGAAGAATACTACGTTGTTTTCAATGCTGAAACCATTAAGAAAATCGTATTCAAATTTATGCGCGAGGGTCGGCTTTCAATGGTAAACGAGATGCACGAGAAAGACGTGGATGGCGTGTTCATGTTTGAAAGCATATTGATAGATGAAGAACGCGGCATAGGTACTCCAAGCGGTCACGATACGCTACCAAATGGCAGCTGGTTTGGGTCGTTCAAAGTAGACAACGATGCGGTTTGGGCTAAAGTTAAAGATGGCACGTTTCGCGGTTTTAGTGTCGAGGGCATCTTTGATGAAGCCATCGAACGCGATATTGATAGCCGCATTATTTCGGCATTGCGCGAAATTTTAGAAGCTAATTGAACACCAACACCATTAAATCTATTTAGACAAAATCGAACCTATGAATTTAGAAAACACAATTAAGGCAAAACTAGGCGACATTAAGAAATTATTGTTCGCTACTGAATTGAAGTTTGAGGATGCCAAACTAATTGATGGCACGCTAGTACGTATTGAACCCGAAGTGGCCATAGGCGCATTGGTTCAAGTTATCGGAGCAGATGGCGAATTGCTACCAGCACCCGATGCGGCTCACCAACTAGAGGACGGCAGCGTGGTTACTACTGAAGCTGGTCTAATTACTGAAATCATACCAGCCCCCGAAGCTGAAATAGTTGTAGAAGAAATGGAGGTTGCTCCAAACGCTCCAACACTAGCAGCACAAAAGCCTGCATTCAACATGGATGAAATACAGGCAGCAGTTATGGCGAAAATTAACGCTTCTATTGGTGACCGTATCAACAACCTCAAATTTGAGAACGAAGCCATTAAAGCTGACAACGCTAATTTGAGAAAAGCGGTTAACGAAATGGCTGACCTTTTCGAAAAGTTTGCCACAACACCAACAGCAACACCAACCAAAGCCGTAAAGAATTACTTCAAAAAAGAAGATGCAAACGGTCTTGATAGGTGGTTAGAAACACGTAAGAAAAACTAAAAAAATAACATTTAAAAACTTAACAAAATGGCAAGTGCATTTAACGTAAACGGCTTAGTAGCTTACATCGAGGAGAATCGTTTCCCTTTGATGGCTGGTACTATCAACAAAGCCAAAATGATGAATTTGGTAGAAGTGATGCCTGGTGTAAAAGGGCCATCTAAACTACCTATCCTTACTCAATCGGTTTTCTTCCAAGCAGACGGATGTTCTTTTGATGCAACTGGTAATACTACCTTTACTCAAAGAACCCTGACTCCAGGCAAGGTAAAAATTAATGATGAATGGTGTCCTAAAGATTTGGAGACACGTTTCTTCGTTACCAAAATGAGAGCTGGTTCGCATTCGGAAGAAGTTCAACCTGCTGAAGTATGGGCTAAAATCATGGAGGTTTATTTGGCTAAGGTAGCTTTGGAAATCGACAAGAACATTTGGAAAGGTAGCCTTTCTGCTCCAACGTCAAACAACGGTTCTTACTGGGATGGCTTTATTACTACAATCGGTTCTGGTTACATCAATGCAAACCTAGGTGGCACTCCACTTGCAACTGCATTCACAGTAACCAACGCACAAGAGATGGCGTTCCGTTTGTACAACTCACTCGCTACTGCTGGCCTTACTTCTAAGACTGACCTAGTTGCTTTCGTAGGATATGACACTTACGCGGTTCTAGTGCAAGCGTTGGTAGTAGGCGGTTCAACTTACGGTGTTCAAATTAACAGCGGAGTGAATGGTGCAACTGACAGCGATGCAAGCGAAGGTCTTAGCTTCCCGGGCATCAACTTGAAGTTCATCCCTGTAGACGGTTTGACTGGAGTTAAGAGCGTATATGCTGGTTCTGCTTCTAACTTCTACATTGGCGTAGATGCTGAAAGTGACTTTGATTCTTTGGAGGTATGGTACTCTAAGGACGACCGCAAAGTAAGAGTAGCAATGGAGTTTAAGGTAGGTACGCAGGTAGCTTTCCCGAACGAAATCGCTGCTATAGTTCTTTAATAAATTAACCTAAGGGCGCGGGCTTAACTGCTCGCGCCTTTACTATACACTAAAAACATGTCTTGCGTATTAACACAGGGGTTCACATTAGGATGTAAAGAGGACATTGGAGGCATCAAATCGGTAAGGTTTGCACGCTACAGTGATTACGTTGCTCTTGGAGCGGTTGCCACTACTGGACAAATCGCATCATTTGCCACACCAACAGCCGTCTTTAGAAAGTACGAATTGACCAAAGAAGAAAGTATGTTTTCAGATGATCCAACAGCAGGCAATCGCAACGGGTCACTTCACTACGTGCCATCTTTGAGTTTTGTACTTCGCAAATTAGACGTTGCAAAGCGTAACGAAATGCAACTACTTGCAAAGAATAGAGTAGTGGCAATTATTGAAACGAACGAAGCTACTCCATCTTATTGGGTTGCTGGATATGCTAACGGATTGGACTTCGCTACAGGCACAGGCGCGACTGGTACGGCCTTCGCAGACTTGAACGGTTACACAATGTCGTTTAATGGTTTAGAGCCTAATCCAATGCTCGCAGTTCCAGTAGCTTTACTTGCATCAATAACCGCCTAATAACGGTTTGACATAGGGATTTAGATAGGCCGTTAATAGCGGCCTTTCTTTTTGAAACACTTTGAGCATTTTACCTATTTAAGCAAAATACACACGATGGCAACTACAATAACAAACGCTACTTTGACCGTAACAATTACGGAAGCGGTTAGCCTTAACAACAAAAGCTACGGCAACTCTAATACGCTTACAATTCCAAGCATAAACGAAGTTGACCAACGCATTCTAACTATACCTACAAGCGAGGTATCCGTGGTTAAATATGACACGGCAAATGCCGCTGGTACATTTGTGAGAACAGCGGTTAAATACCTTCGCATTACAAATAAAGATGACACCAATTTCATTAGCTTAAATATATCAGATGGTTCTGATCACTATTGGGTTAAACTCGAAGCTGGCAAATCGTTTGAACTACACAACGGCCTAATTGAAACGTCTAACACCTTCAGCGCGTGGGCAAACATTAGCGAAATTAGTGCAATAGCAGACACCGCAGCAGTTGACATAGAGTATTTCATTGCCTTAACGTAATGATACGAATCACTAAAGGGCAAGCTAACACGGTAATAGTGACCACAACCGAGAAAGGTACGGCACTACATTACCTCTTTGCCTTTGAAAATCTTACTAGCATGGTAACGCAATACTGCATTGCTGATGATACTAGCGCTTTTCGTGACCGCTATAATGCGTTTACTATCACGGAAACGGCAAACCCCGTAGCTGTGAACGGTCAAGTGAAATTGACTTTAGAGGGCGAATATCGCTACGTGATTTATGGGCAAGCAAGCGCAAGCAACCTTAACCCAGCAGGATTAACAGCATTTGAAAGTGGAATGTGCATAGTAACTGGCACAACTACAGCAACACCAACATACACGGGCAACGATGCCCAAACATTCGCGGTTTACAATGGGTAAAAATAGCTTTTCAGTCTTAAATTTTGCCGCTCACAAAGTACCTGAGTTCAAAGAACAGCAGTCCAAAGATTGGATTTTGTACGGAACTAGCGAAGGATGGGTAAACCAATACCCTGACTACCTATTGCACATTTACGACCGTTCTGCAAAGCACTACGCAATCGTAAACGGTAAGGTCGATTATGTAATCGGGCAAGGTTTGAGCGTTAACGAAAAGGGCTTAAACACCGAGCAGATAGCAAGGCTGAATAAATTCATTTCAGAGCCAAACCCAAACCAAACTTTGGAGGACATTATACAAATGTGTTCTTTGGATTTGGAGATTTTCGGAGGGTTTGCACTTGAAATTTTGTACGATAAGAAGGGCGGCTACCAAATGTATCATGCAGAGTTTGCAAAGTACAGGGTAAGCAAAGACCAAAAGACATACTACCATTGCGCAGATTGGAAGAAAGCCAAACCCGAAACAATCGAACCTATCAAAGCGTTTGATTACAACGACAAAAGCGGCAAGCAGTTACTTTACATCAAAGCATACCATCCAAAGGCCGACTACTATCCTTTGCCGCCTTATTTGGGTGCAATCCCTTACATCGAACTAGATAGCGAAATTGCGAACTTCCATCTTAACAGCGTTAAAAACGGCTTTGTTGCTGGCTTTATGTTTAACTTCTTTAATGGACAACCTACTGAAGAAGAACAGGAAACCATCGAAGCCCGAATAGAATCTAAGTTTTGCGGCACGGATAACGCAAACCGCATACTGTTGAATTTTAACGATAGCAAAGAGCAGGCGGTGGAGGTTTTGCCGCTTGGTTCTAATGACTTTGATGCGCGATTTGACATTCTAAATAAGACCGTACAGCAAGAGATATTCAGCGGCCATAGGGTAGTTGACCCTGCGCTGTTTGGAATCAAAGAGGATGGCGTATTTGCCACACGTACGCAGGTCCGCGATAGTTACGAACTGTTTAAAAACACGTACGTAAGGGCAAGGCAGGACTTTATTATGAATGTGTTTAACGAATTGGCTGCATTGCAGGGCTTTGAGAAACGCATTCAGATTATACCAAGCGAACCAATTTCAGAGGGCTACAGCGAAGCTACTAAGGTGGGCGTTATGACTACTAATGAAATACGCGAAGCCGTTGGATTGCCATCTTTGGACACCGCTCAAGTAAAAGAGGTTTTGAAATTAAAATCTGAAAGCGATGGCGAAGATTTAGTAGCTGAAGCATTCGCTCAAACAGGCTACTCACTAGACGAGTGGGAAATTGTAAAGCCAATTCGCAAGGTTCGCTTTAGAGATGAAAAAGACCAACTAGCTTTTGAGGACAGGGTTATGAAATTTGGAGTTGAAGATGACCCGTTTTTGATGGGTATACTTGAGCAGCTTAAACAGAACCCGTTGGTTACCTACGCAGGCATTGCTGAACTGTTAAGCGTAAGCATCGAAGAAATAGCCTTAGCAGTAAACGAATTAGTTGCACAGGGGCTTTTGACCGTTGGCACTCAATCAATAGCAGGGGCAACGCAAATAGCTTACGAGGTTAGTACGGATGGCTTGCGCAAATTAACACAGGCCAAACCGCTAGGTGTGAGTTTCAAAATAGCATACCGTTACATTAAGAGCCAAGAAGCAACAGGAGCGGACGTGCTACCAACTACGCGACCTTTTTGCCGCAAAATGATAGGGCAAAGTGCTAACCGCGTTTGGACTAGTGAGCAAATCCAATCTATAAGCATGGCCGAAGATAGGAATGTGTGGATGCGTAGGGGTGGTTTTTGGACACGCAAAGGCACAAACGTAACCACAAGCTATTGCCGCCATGCGTGGGAAAGTGTTGTAATTAAATCACGAGCATAACATGGCAACAGCACTATTCTTATCGGAGGACTTTCTAAAGGACAACACTCAAGTATCTAAAAATGTCGATATTAAGTACATCAAAGAAGCGATTCTTTGGGCGCAAGATAGCGAGATTCAAACCGTAATTGGCACAACTTACTACGTTGCTTTAATGGGTTACATTATCGCCAACACATTAGCAGGCGTTAACAAGTCGCTAATGGATAATTACATCCAACCATGCCTAAAACACTACGTAACTGCTGAATGTATTAGGATGGCGCACTACAAGATAACCAACAAAGGCCTGCAAATTCAGAACAGCGAGCAAAGCAGTCCAGCATTCAAATCGGATGTAGACTATATCTGCGAAATGGAGTTGAACAAGGCGCAATGGTACAAGCAAAGGCTTATCAATTACCTATGCGAGAACTCTACTTTGTTTCCTGACTATGAGAATCCAGGAAGCGGCTTGGATGTGATACAACCTAGCAATAATGCGTTCAAGTCTAGCATATTTTTAGGCAGTACGCGGCTAGTTCAAAGTTTGCAGCAAAAATATCGAGATGAATAAGCGTGGAAAGTCAAAGAAAAACACAGAACTTCTAAAAGAATACTTACGTGCTACTGACACTCAATCAAGTAATAAGCCAAATAACGACACTCGGAGCTGCGCACCTACAAATCCAGTCAACGGGAGTAGGTGACTTTGCGGAGTGGCAGGCTTTAGAACGTGCGTACCCTTTGCTTTGGGTATTTCACGAAACTACCAGCATAGGTGACCGTGAACTGGTCTACTCTATTCGCTTAGTTTGTGCAGACCGTGTAATTACAGGCGAAGAAGGCGATGATACGGCAGGCATGGAGCAAGAGGTTCTAAGCGATACGTTGCTTATTCTTTTGGATTTTCTAGCATACTTTCAGCAGCAACACGCTCAAAGCTACAAGGTAATCACTAGCGCAAGCATCGACCCGTTTACAGAGCGGTTTAACGACCGAGTTGCAGGCAATAGCGTACTGATTCAAATACGGCAGCCGTTCACGTGGGATGCTTGCCAAATTCCACAAACAGGCGCAACAATACCACCTAGTGTTGACGGGTTAACGCTATATGACTTTTGCGACCCTAGTGTAATTGCACGCTTAACACCTTCGCAAGTAGCTTGTTTGGAAGCGGAGTATGGTATCACTTGCGTGGATGCTACGGTTACTCAAAATGGCAACGCATTTTTTACGGTACCAGCAGGGGCAACCTATCCTTTAGTTACTAAATTAGACGGGGCAAATAGTTTAGGATCGTTTAACGCTGGCACAAAAACACTAAGTTTTACAAGCAACCCATCCAACCTGCAGATTAACGGGGCGCAATCGGAGATTATACCGGGCAACTCCACGTTTAACCTATTGGCAAAATTAGATGGCGTGGCTGGTGGGGTTTATAATGCTGGACTTGACACGCTAAATTTCACCACAACGCCTGCAATTCTGCAAAGGAACGCGATACAAATTAAGACGTTAGCCAATGCAAGCACGTTTAACCTTATCACTAAACTAGACGGGGCTGCAAACAACGGCACATGGGACGGAGTAGACACTTTGGACTTTACATCTGCACCATGTTCACCCGTTACCTTCCAAATCAACGCAGTTAACAAGGAATCCATTACAAGTGGCTCGACATTTAACCTTATCACAAAGCTGGACGGGTCGGTTAATTCGGGGTCTTACGATGCGCCTACGGATACGCTAAGTTTCACGAGTGCGTCACCTCCTCCATCATCAGTCTCACTAACGGTAAGCGACACAACTCCTGACTTTAGGCAAACAATTACCCTAACCGCAACGCCATCAAATATAACCCCGACATTATACACTTTCTTTACGTTTGACGGAGTTACGATTCAACTAATAGTTGAGCAAGTTGGCGCTGTTTACAATTGGACAGCCAACCGTTCGGGAACTTACGATGTATATGTACTTGCTACCGATGGAATTAACAATGTTTATGCATTAAGTGAAATTACCGTTGCAATTGACCCCGATGTTGCAGCATTTTTATTAGCAACAGGCATAACAGACCCAGTTATTCAAGGAGCAATTGAACAGCTAGTTGGAAATTTAAAAGGGTTTTCACTATGGGCTAAGATGTTGGCAATATACCCGTTAGTTGGTGGTACTGCTACAACTCACAAATGGAATTTAAAAAACCCATTGGATACAAATAATGCATATAGATTAGTATTTAACGGAGGTGTAACGCATAATTCAAACGGAATTACTGGAAATGGAAGTAATGCCTATGCAAGTACGTTTTTACAAGATGCAAGTCTTAATATAAACAATAAACATATTTCAATTTATCAAAGAAATGTACTTCCTGGAGAATCAAACGTATCAATGGGAACTAATAGCGTTACTAATAGATTTTTTCTTTCATCAGGAGGTGCAAATTATTCAACATTTGGAATGTCACAAGCTCCAATGACAATAAATAATCCTCAAACTGGTATGTTCACTATGAGTAAAATTATTTCGGGAGAATTTAAGTTTTATCAAAATTCATTGACTCCTATTACAAGAACAGGAACAAATGAAAGTTCAATAAATAACTATTCGTTATTAGCTGACACTAGTGGAGGTTTTCCTTCAATTGCAAATTTATCATTTGCATCAATAGGAGAAGGATTTTCAGTTACTGAGGTGACTAATTTATATACATCTGTTCAAGCATTTCAAACAGCACTAGGTAGACAAGTATGATAATCATGGCACACATATCAGATGATGACGCAGTGACTTACCGAGGTAAAGAGTTTGCGCCTGACAGCTATTGCAATCCCGTACAAGATAAGTACGGAAGATGGTGCGTTTCGCTAATAGAAGCCGATTCGCTTGGAATAGACTACGAGCCTGTTAAGTGGGAAGCACCTATAGTAGTAGAAGATGAAATTTAGCAGCCACTACATTCGTTTCGCACTTGCATTTATCGTCTACATTAGCGCGATGGGTTACGTGTTTGCAGCATCATTTTTAACCATCCCAACCGAAAACCAGCGGACTATCGACACGGCTATCGGGTTTGCGTTTGGTATCGTTACCTCCGTGGCATCATATTATTTCGGCAGTTCACAGGGTTCTGCCGACAAAGACAAACGAAACAATGGCACACTTTAAGGCAATGGAAGCAGAGGGAATAGGCGCAATTATTACGGCAATCGGAGGGCTTGCGGGCGGTGCGTGGGGCGGTATTCGATTGGGTAAGAACCAACAACTCGAAGAAGTCAAAGGGCTGATAACCCAATACAAAGAAGCTAACGAGTTCACAAAGGGCGAGATGGCCGACATCAAAGAGAGCCTTAGCGAAACACGGCAACTGCACCGAGAATGTGAGGATGGCCGCAAAGGGTTAGAAGTGAAAGTAGACGGACTTCAGAACGAAATGAGACGAATGGAGACGATTATTCTCAAACACATTAAAGCAGACTAATGGCAAAGATAATTGTAGGGGGCAAATTTAAGCCCCGTGTTAAGCGCAAATTGAGAAGACATAGTAAGTATAGGGCGAAGGGGTTTAAAGCGTACAGAGGGCAAGGGCGTTAACCTTACAACATAAAAATGTTCAATATCAAATTTGCGTTACCACCTGAAGGATTTAAGCGACTATTTTACGATATTGAAACAAGCCCAAACATCGGTTTTTTTTGGCAAGCTGGTTACAAGCTAAACATACCACCCGAGAATATAATAAAAGAGCGTGCCATCATTTGCATTTGTTGGAAGTGGGAAGGGCAAAAAGTAGTGCATAGCGTGGAATGGCAAGAGGGTTGCGACATTGCAGCCCTTTCGGCATTTATGGCCGTGGCATTAGAAGCTGATGAAATAGTAGGGCATAACGGGGATAATTTTGACGAGAAATGGATTCGCACCCGTTGCCTTATTCACGGTATAATTTGTCCTCCAAAGTTTACCAGTTTGGACACTCTCAAAAAAGCCCGTACACACTTTAGATTCAACTCAAACAAGTTGGACTACTTAGGGCAGTTACTTTTGGGCAAGGGAAAAGAAAGTGTTTCGTGGGGTGATTGGGTGGCAATCGTGCTGCATAATGACCGTGATGCGTTGGATAAGATGGTAGCATATTGTAAAGTAGATGTTGAGGTCTTGGAGGGCGTGTTTCACAAATTGCAGCCATACGTTACAAGCAACTCACACGCTGGGGCGGCAACTGGGCATGGTAGGTATAGTTGCCCAGCTTGCGGATGTGAAGAAACTATAAATAGGGGAACACGTTACACGGCTGCTGGATTACCACGCCATCGGATTACTTGCACAAATAAACTTTGCGGTAAGCATTTTACCGTAAGCACTAAAGTGTTGCAAGACAAGATTGCAGACGATTATATTAAAGCTAAAAGGAATGAGCCTACGGCATGAACAGCAAGCATCTTTGTTAATGACACGTGAGTTTCTATTGGACGTGCTGAATACAAGCACACGTCCAAAGACCGTTAAGGACTTAAAGGAAAGGGCACGAAGGTGTTTAAGGCACTACCCACCATTGGATGTAGATGGCAATCCTATCTTTTCCAGGGACGAGTTTTCAAACGTACGATAATTTCGGGCGGTTCAATAGTAAGTGTATAGGCTTACTTATTTGGCTAAGAAGTCAGTTTATAGGCTGATGTTTACTATCTTTGCATCAACAGTACCAGAACGCATACCGTAAGAACTGCGTACCAGTCATGGGTCTTTTACTTAACCCGTCAAGGTTTGTGGTTATCCTTGACGGGTTTCTTTTTATTTATTTTCACTTTTGTAAGTTTTATGCTATTTAGATAGAAAACGCTTTGTACTTTTGTCCTATCAAATAACCACAAAAACAAACTACGATGAAAACACAAACCAACACACTGACTAAAGCCCAAGCTCAAGATTTCATTCAGGCCGAAATGAAGCGCAGAACAGACTTAGTGAATGACGCTAAGTTTCGCGAAATATGCGTTAAGCACATTAATGCAATGGGCGTATCTGCAAAGGAGTGGAACGAAAACAAGGTTCATTTTCTGATGATATTCGCAAATGAGTTTTGCAGGAAGGAAAACGAAGAACTTAAGAACGCATAACTAACCCAACCAGCATCCAATCGGGGGCGAGCAATCAAACCCAAACGGCTGCACAAAAACAAACCACGATGACCACACTAACACAACTCGAATCCGCGCTAAAAGACACGCCAAACCTTAGCGCATTGGCATACCTCAAAGGAGCTATTGCGGCTACTCGGTTAAACTCCGACACCTCCGCTCACATCGAATGCGATAAAGTAACGCTGGGCGAACTTGCACGCGCTTTACAAGTGGAAACGCATTGGAATGGGCGCACTTATAGCCTGACCATTGAAAACGGGGCGCACTTTGTAATACTTCAAACGCCTGTTATATCTGTAGCCAAATGAAAATGACAGCGGAACAACTGGCAGCCATTAAACAACGGCTAAGTGAGCGTAAATTCCTACCCGATGTAAGTGTTGAGGGGCTATGTATTGCGGCCATGCAAGTCCACCAAATTGAGTGGGAGCAGATAACAAGAAAGTCGAACCTTCCACACGTGGTAAAATGTCGGGAACAAATAGCCTACGTTATCTACACGTACATTAACCAGTCTACTTATTTAGATTTGGGTAAGTTGCTGAATAGAACCCATGCTACAATAATCCACAACGTACGGCAAGCGAGGGGGTATCTATCAATCGAGCCAAAGTACAAGCATCAAATTGATACAATATTAAAGCTGGCAAAGGAATGGGAGATAGAGCAGAAATAATACGCGCCTTACTTATGAAAGGCAGCTACTCAGTGGCAATGCTACAAGAACACGTAAGCCGAATCCAAAAAAGAAAGAAGTGGAGTGATAGCGTGATTGAAATGGAGTTAAATAAGCTGCCAGTTTCTAAGGATGGGAACCTTTACACCATTGAACCATGCCAGTAAACAAGTCCGCTTTCAAACGCTATCTAATCCTAATACGCGAGCTGCGAGGTGCAAGTTATGACCAGCCACTTACTCGGTTTGCTTTAGCCGATAAGGTTAATTCGTTCCTGGGAAATGATATTTCGGCTGCAACTATTGAAAAGGACATCCACACGCTGCGGCATGATAGCGACCTTGCCTTCTTTGTTCCAATCCGAGCGCGTAGGTTAGGGTACTGGATAGATGACGACTACCTACTATCCGACCACATCGCCAAAACGTGGCGGATCTAAACACTAAAGAGCCCCCAACTGGGGGCTTTTTTTTTGCATTTACGCCACATCTTTGCGCCTTATCTTTTATTTCCCTACTCTCTCTCTCATTTATTTTAAGCCTTTTTTAATTTCACACACGTTTGAAAATTGGATTTCACTAAGGAGATAGGGCGTAAACGCATTTAACTATTTGATTCATAGCAGTTTTAAGTTACGACCTATCGCAATGCAAAAAAAAGATAAGGCGTAAGTAGATTATTCAAAAAGTATTTGTATCTTCGCACCGTTCACCAAGTAGCAGATTGGTTAACTAAAGTAAAAAGACATTCTGAAAGCCTATTGGGGAACGCGCTGCTACGCTGAACCCGATAGGCTTTCCTTTTCTACACTACTCACATATTCATTAACAATCTAACTACCCAAACTAAAAGGGTAACTTAGAGTAACAAACTATTGCATGACAATCACAATTTTTAAAAACATAACGGCAACAGCAACGGGATTTAATAAGTCAGTTGACTTTGCGCTGGCAAGGATTCAAAACGGAAAAAGCAAAGAACTACTAAGCAAAATAAGGTTAGAACCCGAAAAGGAAGTACGCAATCAATTAAAGATGGGATTACCTTCCATTTGCTTTTCTGGCACGTTTCAAAACAGGTCCGCTGCTGGATTGGTTAAGCATAGCGGTTTGATGTGTTTAGATTTTGATGGGTTCGAAGACGCCGACACATTAACCGCGTGGCGCGACACCTTGCAAGCTTGGGAATATACTTTTGCGCTATTCACTTCGCCAAGTGGTAACGGGTTAAAAGTATTGGTTCGAATACCGCCTACGGATGCAATAGGCCATAAAGAGTATTTTGAAGCGTTTGAACAGCATTTCAAAGAGTGCCAGTATTTCGATACAAGCACAAGCGATGTGAGCCGCGTATGCTATGAAAGCTACGACCCTGACTTATACGTGAATAAGGAAGCGGACATTTGGCACATTAAAGTAGAAAAGCAACTTTCGGATATTGGAGTATCATACGCTTTAATTCCTATTAAGAGTGATACGATAATCATTTCAACTATCCACAGATGGTGGGAAGGTAAAAAGAAAGGGGCTGGCTTGGGAAGGAACGCGGACCTATTTGTGTTTGCATCTGCACTTAATCGCTTTGGAGTGCCAAAGGATGTATGTGAACAGCACCTATCACAATTTGCGGTAAAAGACTTTCCATTTACCGAAATTCAAAAGGTGGTAAAATCTGCCTACAAAAACACCAGTGAACATGGCACGCAGTTTTTGGAGGACAAAAACGCACACGCTCAGGTTGAAAAGCAAATTCGAGCTGGCAAAACGGTAAAGGCAATAGCTAAGGAAATAGGCATAAGCGAAGAAATAGCGGAGGACGTAAGCGAACAGATACGTGAAACGCTGGCAATAAGTGACTTTTGGACCTACAATGAGAAAGGAAAAATCCAACTAAGCCCACACCGTTACAAGTTCTTTTTAGAGCAAAATCAATTTTGCAAGTTTTTTCCTGAGGGTTCAAGTAGTTACCTATTTGTGAAAATCAATTCGAATCTTTTAGAGGACACCGCAGCGGCCTACATGAAGGACTTTGTGTTAACCCACATTTTAAACCGCTCAGACGTTGGCTATTCGCCTTACGATTTCATGGCAAACCAAACAAGGCTTTTTAAAGATGACTATTTGAGCCTATTGGATACAGCAGAGGTCAAACTAAAAAAGGACACGGAAACGAATTGTTATCTGTACTATCAAAATTGCGCGGTCGAAGTTGGTATTGACTACGTTCGAAAAATAGACTACTTAGATCTTGATGGCTTTGTATGGAAAAAGCACGTAATCGAACGCGACTTTGTGGAGGTAGGAAATGATGGCGGTATGTATTCAAAGTTTCTTTTTTTAGCGGCTGGCAAAGATTTGCAAAGGTTTAATTCACTTCGCAGCGTTGCTGGTTACTTGCTTCACTCACATAAGACCTCCGCAAACAACAAGGCCATTATTATGAATGATGAGCTGATAAGCGAAAACCCAAACGGAGGAAGTGGAAAGGGTATGTTTTGCAATGCCATCGGGCGAATGAAACGGACGGCAACTTTGGATGGTAAACAATTCAGCTTTGAAAAATCATTCCCATATCAAACTGTTGGAGCAGATACTCAAGTGTTGGTATTTGATGACGTTAAGAAGTCCTTCGCATTTGAACAGCTATTCTCTTTAATTACGGAGGGTATTACGCTCGAAAAGAAAAACAAAGATGCTATTCACATTCCAGTTAGTCGCAGCCCGAAAATCGTAATCACTACAAATTACACTATTGGAGGTATTGGGGGTTCATTTGAAAGGCGAAAGTTTGAAGTAGAATTCAGCAGTCACTTTGGAGCGCATCACACCCCGTTTGATGAATTTGGATGTATGCTATTTGATGAGTGGGATGCTGCTGAGTGGGCAAGGTTTGATACCTTCATGATTGGATGCGTTCAATTCTACTTAGCCAATGGATTAGTAGCGCATGAATCGGTAAACTTAGACCTTCGAAAATTCATCAAAGAAACTTCGAGCGACTTTGTCGAATGGGCAACAGAAGAAAATCTATCTGTTAACCAAAGACTGGACAAGGGAGCAAGGTTTGCAGCGTTTGTTTCCGAATACAAAGACTATGAGCGAACGCTATCACAAAGAAAGTTCACGCAATGGATGGACATTTACGGTAAGCAAATGGGATACAAGGTAACGCAAGGTAAAAGCGATATTCGTTGGATTATGTTTGAAACGGAAACGCAACCTGTACAAGATGAAATTGAAATAAACCCTTTTTAAAATGAGTGTACAACTTAGAGAATACCAAACTAACGCTGTTCAATTATTAAAGAATAGCATGAAAATAGGCAATAAGAAAGTAGTGCTTTGCGCTCCGACTGGCAGCGGAAAAACTGTTCTATTTACTCACATGGTAAACGAACACATAAAGCGCGGAGGACGGGCTTTAGTGGTAACGGATAGAATTGAACTAATGAAGCAAGCTGGAGGTGCATTTGAGCGCGTAGGTTTAACACCCGAATTTATTAAAGCTAATTCAAAACCTGATTTATCGCTACATTGCCACGTTGCAATGGTTGAAACACTTTCAAGACGAGCGGAAGCCTATGCAACCTTCATTGCAAGCCGTACAATGATAATCTTTGATGAAAGCCATAAGACCGCCTTTGACAAGCTATTCGACTACATTGCGCCTAATACCTATGTTATTGGAGCAACGGCAACACCCCACAGGTCGGGAAATCAAAGTAGTATGGATGAATTTTATACAGACATAGTACAGCCAATAGACACGCCTGACTTAGTAGAACTTGGATTCCTTTCAGATGCTAAATCATACGGAATCGAAATAGACCTAAAGGGAATTAAGAAGGTAGCTGGCGAATACGACCCATCACAGTTAGCCCAACGGTATGAAGAAAGAAAGGTTTACAATGGAGTAATTGAGAACTACAAAAGGATTTGCCCAAATAGCAAAGCTCTGGCGTTTTGTTCGAATATAGATAGCGCGGTTAGTTTAACTTTTCAAATGCAAAGAAGCGGTTTGAATGCAAGGAATTTAGATAGCACAATGTCAGATATTGAGCGAACCGAAACGCTGGCATGGTTTAAAGAAACATCAAACGCAATACTTGTTTCCGTTGGAATACTTACCACAGGATTTGATGAACCAACTATTGAAACGATTATCCTTTACAGGGCTACTACTTCGCTTCCTTTGTTTCTTCAAATGGTAGGGCGTGGTTCTCGAACTACGGAAACAAAAAAGAGTTTCACGATTTTGGACTTTGGCAACAATATTAAAACGCATAACTTTTGGGAAGCCGAACGGGTTTGGGGATTGAAAAAAAAGGTCAGTAAAAAATTGGATATTCCACCTGTTAAGAATTGCAAAAGTTGCAACGGTATGATTTCAATTTCAGCGGTGAAATGTAAGTATTGCGGATATGAAGAACCTAAAAAAGAAAAGAAAAATGACACGGGCGAATTTGCTTACTTGGTGCATTTGCCAAAGCCTAAATTATTTAAGACGGTTAGCGGAATGACAATAGCACAAAAGGCGCGATTGTGTAAAACAAAAGATTCATTTGGTAAGCCTTTAATTAAGTGGGCTTGGGTGCTGCACAATATGAATCACATAGGCGAAGCGCGAGAATTTATAATGCACATGGGCTTCAAAAAAGGATGGGAATTTCACAACAAAGAACGATATAAAGTATTCCAAAGATGAGCGAAAAATCTGAATCCTACATTCAATCGGAATGTGTTAGATGGCTATGGAACCAGCGACCCGAAACACGATATAAACTTTTCGAGGTGAACAATAACCCATTAAACAAAATAGACGGGGCAAGGCGTAAGGCAATGGGCATGATAGCTGGCGTGTCAGATTTAATTTACCTACGGGATGATTTGCCGCCTTTGTGCATCGAAATGAAGGACGCAACGGGCAAGCAATCACAGGCGCAAAAGGAGTGGCAAAAAATAGCCGAATCCGTTGGATGCAAGTATGTAATCATTCGCAGCCTTGCGGAGTTTCAAGAATTGTTCAATGGCGAAGGATAAGGCAACAACGCTACTAACTACCCAACCAACCCACGTCCGCGCAATCCAACGCAACGGCAAAACGTATTGGGTAGATGGTATCGAGCGAAGGGGCGAAGATTGGTATTGCAGCATTCGGGAAGCTGACGGGCAAAAGTGGTGGTGGATTGAGGAAAGTAAGTGCAGATAACACAAAAAAAAATGATAACAGGATATAAAGAAAAGTCGGAATACATTAGTAAAAATGGCGTTACAAGTACCGTTTACCTAATGGATTGCATGGAGGGTATGAAGCAACTTAAGCGCAATGAGAATATGCTTGCGGTGGTCGACCCGCCTTATGGGATTGGGGTTGGAAGTATGGGATATACTAATGGCGTTGCTATGGTTGGTAATGCTTTAGCAAAAAGAAAAGATTACCGTACAGAAAATAAATGGGATAATGGCACACCTGATAAAATTTATTTTGATGAACTAATTAGAGTTAGTAAAAATCAAATTATTTGGGGTGGTAATTATTTTGCAGACAAATTATATCCATCTAAAGGGTTTATAGTTTGGGATAAAAGATGTGATGACAATATGATTAATAGTTTTTCTGATTGTGAATATGCTTGGTGTTCTATTGGTAATGGAAAAATGTTTAGGTTTCTTTGGAATGGGATGTTGCAAGGCGATATGAAAAACAAAGAGCAAAGATTTCACCCCACTCAAAAACCCGTTGCTTTATACGATTGGATTTTTAACAAGTACGCAAAGCCAACCGATACCATACTTGACACGCATCTTGGTAGTGGAAGCAGTAGAATAGCAGCCGAACGCGCTGGGTTAAACTTTATCGGGTTTGAATTAGATGCTGATTATTACCACGCCCAAGAGAAACGATTTAAAAACCACGTTAGCCAATTAACTTTATTTTAGCTTTTGTATGTTTTCTAACATTTAAGTAGAAACACTACCTGTACATTTGACCCAACAAATAACCACAACATGAAAAACGAACTACTACGCAGAATCGGATCACAACTAATGAATGACTACAGAATTTACTCTACAAGCAATGAGCGCCCACGTAATCCCGATTCAACAAACCAGCCTACTTGGTTTTTAGCGGTATGCGATTCATGCGAAGATATTGACTCACTTCTTTACACTAACAATTAAAACCACAACAAAATGCCAAGCTACTATTTTGAATGGGAGGGTATAAACCTTCGAGCAGATTACCAAGAACTTCACAGCTCAAGCGGTGAGGATGGATACCCAACCGCACACGTTATTTCAGTAAACTGGAATGGCATGGACGTGCAAGCCTTAGCAACAGAATGGGGAGGTTTGAACATTACACATTTAGAAGAAGAAATAACTGAAACACTATGAAAACAAGCGAATCAATTAAAGAAATAGCCGTTGCCTTGCACAAGTTTCACGGCCTAATGGGCAAAGTTGGCAAGGATGCCGTTAACCCACATTTTAAAAACAAGTATGCCAGCCTTAGCAATATCATAGAAGCCACCACACCACACTTAAACGCGGTTGGGCTATCGATTATCCAGTTGCCGTGTGAAAGTGGATTAGAGACAATGCTACTGCACACATCGGGCGAATACATTAGCAGCGTGTCGCTCACTCCGTGTAAAGATGCCAGCAATCCACAGGCTTTGGGTTCTGCTTTGACTTATGCAAGGCGTTACGCATTAGGCGCGGTCTTATCTTTGAACATTGATGAAGACGATGACGCGCAAAGGGCAACGGTAGCGCCAGCTCCACGTGTAACCGACCACAACGCCATCGCAGTATTGAACGCTTGCACTACGATTGAGGAATTGGGCGCGGCATGGAAGTCGTTAAATGCACACGAGCAACGAATCCCGTCCGTTATCGCCTTAAAAGAATCACTCAAATCTAAATTTACAAACTAATGAACAAGCCACTTTATCAAATCGAACAGGAGTACATCGAACTTGCTACCTTGTTGGAGCAAGAGGAATTGACACCCGAAATTGAGAATGCTTTGGCGATTAACCAAGCGGAACTACAAGGCAAGGCAGTCGCTTATGCCTATGTGATTAAAGATTCAGAAAGCAACGTGCAAGCGATTAAAGACGAAATAGCCCGACTGCAAGCATTAGCCAAATCGGAGGAAAAGAAAGCCGAGCGTTTGAAATCTGCCATCTCACAGGCAATGCAATACTTTGAAATCACGGAGGTAAAAACGCCACTAATTAAGCTATCATTTCGCACCTCTAAGCGATGTGTGAGCGATGGCGTGGCGTTCACTTTAGCGGATAGATTTACTACCTTAGTACCTGAATCGCGCAAGCCTAACCTGACCGCAATTAAAGCCGCTATTGAAAGCGGTGAGGACGTGCAAGGCTACAAAATCGAAACAATAAATAACCTTCAAATTAAATGATATACAAAAACGCTAAACTATTTCCAAGTTCTGCCCCGTGTACTTTTGTGCAGTTTGGAACTCAGGACATTCTTATTGAGCCTTCAAAAAAATGGGATAACAAAGTTTTTATTAAATTAGTTAATAAAGACGATGAAGAAATTGAAGGCGCGTGGCATATCGTAATGGAGTTCCCAAAAGCCGAAAGTATTGACGTACTAATAAAAGCGTTAAAAATTGCAAAGAAAAATTTAACCAAACCAACTAAATAGAAATGACAATCACAGGCACAGTTCACCACATTGGATACACAGAAGTAATAAGCGACAAATTCAGCAAGCGATTGCTGGTAGTTGCAACGGAGGACAAGTTTAATAATTTAACCCCAATCGAGTTCACCAAAGAAAAGACGGGGCTACTTGACGGGCTGCAAATAGGGCAGTCGGTTAGTGTTGAAGCGAATGTTGGAGGGCGAGAATATTCGGGCAAGTATTACCCAAGCATCACGGGTTGGAAGCTAACGTCTGGGCAAAGTGCACCACCTCAAAAGCAAAGTGCACCACCTCAAGCCGTAAGTGCACCAGTTGAAAATATTGACGCGGATATGCTTCCTTTCTAATGCGAACCTTAGCAATCACCTACTACATTAGTTGCCTATTTTGCCCACTTGCTGCCTATGAGCCGCACGTGTGCAAAGAGGTAATTAAGCCAACACCAATACACGTTATGCTGTTCAGCGTGGAGCAACAGAGATTATTTTATAAAGATTTGAACGAATGATTAAAGCAACACTTACCCGAAACTACACACTAACTCAAACGCTGGGCGAGTTGGTAATTGGCAATTTCAAATGTAAGACTTTGGAACTGGCTTGGAAGGATAACGCAAACAAGATTAGCTGCATACCCGAAGGCGTGTATACGGTAGTTCCACGTCACTCTGCGAAGTATGGCAGACATCTACACATTACTAACGTGCCGAACCGTTCATTTGTGCTAATCCATTGGGGTAATTACGCTGGTTCAATCAATTTAAAAAGCGGCCAGAGCGACATCAAAGGCTGCGTGTTGGTAGGGTCTGCAATGGCCGACATCAACAAGGATGGCATACTGGACATTGTGAACTCCAAGCCTACCTTTGCTGGGTTGATGCTTATGTTTCCTGACGGGTTTGAGCTTACAATTAAGAGTTAACGGTGGCGATTGGCGAAGTAAAAGCCTTGAACTACCGTTGATGTTCAGCACTACACTTGATGGCTTTTATTTTGCCAATTGCGTGTTAGCTGCTGCCCTTTCTTGGATTATTAATTAACAATTTAAAATAAATAAAAATGTCAAAAACAAAAATTTTCTTCGACACGGAGTTTACAGGACTTCATCAAGGCACAACACTAATTTCATTAGGTGCTATTTCGGAATGTGGCAAAACATTCTACGCTGAATTTACAGACTATGCAATTACCCAAGTGGATGATTGGTTAAAAGAAAACGTAATTGCTAAACTTAACCACCCTAAAGGTGATGTAAGCGATTGTATAGTAACCGAAGATAGACCAAATGATATGTTGGTTTATGGAACTACCAAAGAAATTAAAACCTATTTAGAAAAATGGCTTTCACAATTTGAAGCAGTAGAAATGTGGAGCGATTGCCTTTCATACGATTGGGTGCTATTTTCTCAAATATGGGAACACGCTTTTAATATACCAAAGAATGTTTATTACATACCTTTTGACATTTGTACGGTGTTTAAAATGAAAGCTATTGACCCTGATGTAAGTCGTGAAAAATTTGGCTGTGGTGAAGTCTATTTTGAAATGTCAAAACATAATGCTTTATGGGATGCAAGAGTAATTAAAATGTGTTACGAAAAGTTGATGGATGTACGTCCGTAGGGTTGCAGCTAACCAAAGGCTTTGCGAAGTTGCCTTTTGCAATTTTGCCAAGCCAATGTTAAACTTTATTTCCACAACGTCCATCTAATTACACAAACAAAGAAAAACACGTAATACCTTCGCAACATGAGCAACCAATCCAACAAAGCAATCCCAATAGAGGGAATTTTTACATTAGCCAGCCAGCTAATTGACTTAATTAAATCGGGCATCGAAAAGCGCGGGCTACTTCGCGAACGGGTTAACCGTTTGGAGCAAGCACTTTTGAAAGCTGCGGAGTACAATTTGATACAGGATGAACGCATTAAAGCACTTGAAGAAAGATGAAAACATACGCAATAGTATTGACCGATTCGCACCCGTTAATCCCGAAGAACACCAAGCTGTTAATGTTTGACACGCGTGGATTCGGTAGGCAGTTTGGAACTAAACAAAATGGTGACTACTGGAGTGAAGCCTTTATTTTAAGCAAACCAAGCCTGTTCAAAATAGTAGAAGAAAATGAGTAACTATTCCCACATCACAGACGTTCTAAAGGGCGTAGAGGTCGTAGGACGTGCCAAGCCAACACGTTACACGGCAACTCACTTTGACGGGCGCACGGTTAAGCATTCGGGTACGTTTAGGGATTTCTGCACGTTGCACAGATTTCCATATCACACTTTGAAAACACAAGGCAGCACCGCGTTTACGGTTGGTTATAACTGGGAGGGGTGGCAATTCACAAAAGAAAACTAACGAAAATGAACCCTGTACTTTTGACCATCCCCGTATTTATCGCAGCCACGTTAACCCTTGCGTGTGGTATTCTCTTTGCAATTATCCAGCAAAAGGATGAAAGGATAGCAGATCTGTTGGAGGATAAAGAAATTTCGATAAAGGCAATCACAACCATGCGAAAACTTTACGAAGTGGAAGTCGAAGTATCAAAGAAACTTGAGGACGATCTACTCCAAGCCGACAAGGAATTTGACGCTAAGGATAAGGAGTTGAAAGCCGCTAAGGAAACTATCCAGCACTTGACCGCTCGCACGTTCACAGGGCGTAAGCGAAACAATAAAGGGCAGTTTGTAACGGTTGCTAAAGATGTTGAGCCTTAACTTTACAGCGTGGTAGAGGCAATGTATAACCAACTTCGGAATGATACCAGCCTTTGCAACTTAGCAAAGAGATGCTCGGGCGACAAGTGGGAGGACGTTATGCAAGAAATCGGGATAGTTCTTTGCTTAAAATCTGATAGCGAACTACAAAGGATTGGTCAATACTTCAACTTTTGGTGTGCCCGGACCATTATGAACATGAGTAGCCGCAAAGGTGTTGTAGGCCGTATTGACGTGCTTATAGATGGCAACGTGGAGGTGAGCGATACACCTGACATAATAGACGAATGCAACGTGACCGAGATGGCAACGCAAGCTAACAAGATGCTAGAAGAAATGCCGTGGTATGACCGTGAACTGTTCAAAATATATCTACAAGAGGGGTCGTTCCGTAACGTAGCCAAAGCAACTAAGCTACCTTTGAGCAGCGTTTACAGTTCTATTTCACAGGTGCAAATTAAACTACGTAAGCAAATCAAATGATTGAACTAATAGTATCGGGCGCATTTATAGCTATCATAGCGATGGCAGTCACCGAGTTTACTAAGCAAATACCATACAAGCCGTTCAACTGCTCGATGTGCATGGTGTGGTGGTGTTCTTTGGCTTTTGCCTTATTGCATTTTACCACAGTAGATGCTGTTGTATTTATTGGAGCTGCAATTTTAACCCGTCAAATCCTATGGAAAGTATGGCCAACAATGTTTTGAGTGAGCAGGATGCTGCATGGGTAGAATCAAAACGCGATACCATTCTAAGGATGGCAAGCGGCAACTTTGCAGGCGAAATATCTATTGAAGATAGGGGCAATTATCACAGGATAGCGCAGCATCTAATCGGGTTCGGTTTTTTGGTGTGTTGGACTTGCGGGTCGGGCATTCAAACAATAGGGGCATACATAAAAAATAGTTTACAATGGCAATGATAGCGATGGGCGTATTCGATACGGAGGAAAACGGGAGGACGGAATACACCGCAAAAACATTAGAAACACTTTACTTAACGGTCAACACACGTAAGCATCGTATCGTAATAGTAGACAATGGCAGCTGCGAAGCAACCCAAACCCTACTGAATAAGGCCGCACGCATTGAAGTGATACGCCTGCATGAGAATATCGGAACTGCTAAAGCGGTCAACAAGGCATGGCAGCTACGCAAAGATGGCGAGCATTGCATTAAGATGGATAACGATGTTGTAATACATCAAAGCGATTGGGTGGACAATATGGAGCGCGCAATTAAACTAGATCCTGCTATTGGCATTGTTGGCCTTAAACGAAAGGACTGCTGGGAAGAACCAAGCCGCAACGACTTCTACAAATCTAGCCTAGAGATGTTGCCACATGTACCGGGCGAGCCGTGGGTAGTTGTTGAGCGTGTTAATCATGTGATGGGCACCTGTCAAATGTTTAACTCCGCTTTGCTCGACAAAATAGGCTACCTATACCAACCGCGTCTTTATGGCTTTGACGATGCCCTTGCTGCCATCCGTTGCCAAGTAGCAGGGTTCTATTCTTGTTTCCTTCCACATATTGAAATTGACCACATCGACACGGGAGCCACCGCGTATCAGGGATGGAAAGAAAAACACGCGGGCGAAGATATGGCAGAATATAACCGACTTAAAAATGGCTACCTTAGTGGAACTATTCCAGTTTATTCAGAAGCGACATGGTAATAATAACAAACATTTACAAACCGTTTGCAGGAACGGATAGAATGATTGCATCGTTTGAGAAACACGGGCATGAAGTAGCCGTTAACACCATTCCAACGGGCAACGGTGCAATTATGCGCGGCCTGTATGAATGCTACAAACGGGCGGTAAGCGGTCACAAACATTTCATCTATGCAGACGCAGCAGACACTATTTGCCAACGGAACTTTGACGGTGAACTACCAAACAACTACTTACTATGGTCAACAGAAAAGGCTTGTTATCCTTACGAAGATAGGGCAGCACTATACAAGTTTGCGCCAAAGATGAAAAGCCCGTGGAGGTACTTAAACAACGGTATCTATGGCGGTCGTTTGGATATGGTTATTGAGTTCTTCGAGCGTTACGGATTAAATAAGCTACATGACCAAGCCAACGGACAAGCTGAAGCTATGGACGCTTATTTGCAAGCAGTCAAAGATGGCTTTCCAATTAAACTAGACTACAAGTGTGAACTGTTCCAAAGCATTGCATTTGATTACGACCCAAACCAGCAAGGCCATCCGTTACACGCTAACGGTTATGAGGGTACTGACTTTGAGATTAAGAATGGGCTAGTGGTGAACAAGCTAACGGGTAAAACACCTGCAATCCTGCATGGCAACGGAAGGACACCGATGCAATGGGTATACGACTTGAATAAATGAAAGAACTAGCGATAATAGGAGCAGGCGGTTTTGGTAAAGAGGTTATGTCATACGTTAACAACAAGGCTACCTTTTACGTTAGTGACCACATGGCAGCCCCACCTATTAGACCGCTATCACAAATGGACTGTGATAGGTCGGATGCTGTTATTGCAATAGGCGACCCTGTGGCAAGGCAAACCATAGCTAACAGTTTAAGACACGGCCAAGAGTTTGCAAACGTGATACACCAAACAGCTATAATTGGCAAAAGCGTATCACTAGGACACGGTGCGATTATCACTCCGTTTGCGGTTATTACAGTGGACTGCACAATAGGTACGCATTTCCAAGCTAATCTACATTCTGACATTGGGCATGATTGCGTAATAGGTAATTTCGTAACTTTAGCACCTTCAGCACGTATAAGTGGAAGATGCACAATAGGCAACCGTGTCTACATTGGAACAAACGCAGTAATTAAAGAAGGCATAAGCATTTGTGATGATGTAATAATTGGAGCAGGTGCAGTAGTGTTGAGTGACATAACAAAAAAAGGCACTTACGTAGGTATGCCAGCTAAAAAAATCAAATGAGAACTTTACTATTCCTTTCATTCCTTATCCTAGCTTCTTGCGACAAAGAAGAACAAGGATGCGCAGGCGGTTGCGGCACGTTACGCGATAAGTATAAAGGCTTTCATCCTCAAATGGGTACTACGTGCAACTATGTGATTGACTATTGCAATGGGACAAGGGCAACCCGTACAGGATATAGCAGTTACCCATACGATGACCATTTTATAGGTGATGAAATTTGTAATTCAGATATTTACTAATGCACCCAACACGAATATTTAAGCACCCAAACGAGCTACTCGAAGCGTGGGAGAAATATAAGAAACACCTACAAACAAAGGCTTTAGAATGGCCTAAAGTGCAATATGTAGGCAAAGATGGGGCAAGAGTTGAGGACTATCCAAAGATGCCACTAACTTTGGAAGGTTTCTACGTTTTTGGGTATGAGCATTACGGAACGGTCAAGTCTTATTTTATTAACGAAAGAGAATTGTACGGAGATTTTACGACTATCTGCTCACGTATAAAGGAAGAAATAAGACACGACCAAATCACAGGAGGGCTACTTGGACAATACAATCCAAGCATTACGCAGCGTCTAAACGGGCTAACTGAAAAGACGCAAACTGAAATAAGCATAGAACAAAGCCCGTTCAAATCATTGCTACTAGATGTTCCAACGGACAACAGCGCAAGTTAAAATAGCTACCCTTCGCAAGCGCGTTAGGGTAGTACAAGGCGGCACGAGCAGTTCGAAAACGTTCACCATAATCCCGATGCTGATTAGTTACGCAATCGAGAATAAGAATGTCGAAATTAGCGTGGTATCTGAAAGCATCCCACATTTACGGAGGGGCGCAATACGTGACTTCTTAAAGATAATGGAGGACACGGGAAACTTCAAGATGGCAAACTGGAACAGAAGCACCCTAACCTATGCGTTCAACTCTGGTAGCTTTATTGAGTTCTTTAGCGTGGACCAGAGCGACAAACTACGGGGTGCAAGGCGTGACGTTCTATTTGTGAACGAAGCCAACAACATAAGCTGGGAAGCATACCACCAACTAAGCATAAGAACAAGGCGGTTCATCTATATTGACTACAACCCGACTATGCTATTTTGGGCTAACACGGAACTGATAGGCAAGCCCGATACTGACTTTATCGTGCTAACCTACCGGGACAACGAAGCCCTAGAGCCTGCCATCGTTAAGGAAATAGAAGCGGCTAGAACCAAAGGAGAAACATCCAGCTATTGGGCGAATTGGTGGCGTGTGTATGGGCTTGGTGAAGTAGGTAGCTTGCAGGGCGTGGTGTTCAAAGAATGGCAGCAAGTGGATAAGATGCCAACGACTTACAAATGGAAAGCATACGGCCTAGACTGGGGCTTCACAAACGACCCGACTAGCTTTGTGGAGGTGTGCGAAAGTGAGGGCAAACTTTGGCTTAACGAATTGCTTTACGAAACAAACCTGACCAACAGCGACATAGCCCAACGCCTTAACGCTTACAAGGGCGGTGAGATTATCGCAGACAGCGCAGAACCAAAGAGCATTGAGGACTTAAAGCGGTTTGGCTTTAGGATAAGAGGGTGCAAAAAGGGAGCAGATAGCATACGCATAGGACTAGATAAGATGCAACAACAACCGCTTATGGTAACAAGTAGCAGCCTTAATCTAATCAAAGAACTTAGGGGCTATATTTGGCAAGTGGATAAGACAGGCGCGCAGACAAACGACCCGATAGGATTAGACCATGCCATCGATGCAAGCCGTTACTGCATAATGGAGAAACTAAGCGCACGAAGCGGCACATACGCAATAAGATGAAGATAGGTTACATAGTACACTTTGAAGACGTTGGAGGGGTTGAGTATCACCGCCTTTACAAACCGCTTAGCCTTATTGGTTTGGAGGTCGTTCGATGCGTTGGAGTAGACAAGGGCATTCTAGAGATGGAGTTTGATGTGGTAATTTTTAACCGCGTGTTACCTTGCATGAAGCAGTCGGAGTTGATTAACGACCTGCGCAAAGCTGGCACGTATGTGATATGCGATATAGACGATAGTTGGGTGCTAGATGGCGGCCACTACCTAGCCAAACATTGGAAGGTGAACAATATCAAGTCCCGTATTATTGGCGCAATTATGGCAAGTGATGAAGTATGGGTAACGCATCAACACCTAGCTAACCTAGTCACTCCGCTAAACAGTAACGTGTATGTTATACCCAATGCAATAGATCCCGATGAACAGCAATGGAAACCAACCTACAACGGTAACGGTCGCATTGGGTGGACTGGCAGCATTACCCATGTGAACGACCTGCTTTTAACGGCTGGAAGTTGGAACGGAATCGAACCCGTAATATGTGGCTACGTGGAGGGCGAGCCCGAATGGACAAGGCTAAGCGATAACCTACCAGCTACCTATGTCAAAGGGCTAGACGTTTGGAATTATGCTATGCTTTACGACCAGTTCGATATTGCTATTGCACCGCTAACAGATGCAAAGTTTAACACCTACAAATCCAACCTCAAAATACTTGAAGCTGGCTTCAAAGGCAAGCCGATATTTGTACAAGATATGCACCCATACATTGACAAGGCAAAGGGAATTTACCACGTGTCAAATTGGTTTGAGGGCATAAGAACAGCAAGCAGAATGAGTGATGCGCAAATAGAAGATGAAGGTATGGAACTGATGACTTACTGCTTCGACAAGTACGACCTTAACAAGATTAACGACTTACGAAAAGAACGCCTATTATGAAACTCAAACTACCTACTTCATGGGATGCGGTGACCCTAGCTGAATGGCAAGCAATCCGAAAGATACTAAGCGAAGATGAAGACCCTTATCTAACGGAGTGTGCCATCATTAGCACGCTATCCGGTGCAGATATGGATGTGATTATGTCGCTTACTCGGCATGAGCACGGGCGAATAATGACCAACACGCTGAAATTCCTAAACACCGTACCTAATGGCAAGCTAAAGACTAGGGTTAAAGTAGGCGGCAAGTGGTATAGAATTGAATCACAGGCAAAGGATATAACAGGGGGGCAGTATATCGACATGAACCACTTTATTAAGGACGTGGACAAAGTAGATTTTAACCTGCACAACGTGATTGCTTGCCTTGCTACTCCGTTAAAGTGGGGTTTTATCAAGCAGCCATACAACGGCAAAGAA